TAGGAAATTTTGTTATATATTTTAAAATTTCTTTATCTAAAACTATCTTTCCTTTTTTATCTTTAAAAGAACTTCTTAATATAAAACTTTTTCTGCTTTCACATAATTTTTTCTGATTTAAGTTTAATATATCTATCGTTTTTACTGCCATTTCATACTTTATTCCAGTTTCATATTTAGGAATTATCTCACCTGTGCTAATACTATATTCAAAATATCCTTCAGGATCAATTTCAATTGGATTTATAAAATTATCATCCCACTTATTTTCCTTACTTGAACCACAAGTTTGATTCTCCAGACAACCTGTCAAAAAATTTTTATATTCATGAAACAATTTAGGAAATTTATCTTTTGGTTTCACATGTTCAATCTGACTTTTTTCAACATTAATCTCCCTCTCACAATAAGGACAAAAATAGATTCCATCGAATTTCTGTTCATTTTCAAGCATATATTCCTTTAACTCAGTCTTTATTTTATAATCAAAATCCTTCCAATTTTTCAATTTACTTTTCCACTTGAATTCTTTAAAAAAATCAGGTTCACTAATTTTGTTTACTTTCAGCATTTTTTCTCCCCTTTTTTATTTGTAAATCCATATCCACCAAAAATAAATCTCTATCGTCTTCTCCTAAAATATCCTTTATTTTAGCATATTTCTCCTCAAATTTAGAATTTTCATAATTATCATTTTTAACCATTTCTTTTACCAAAGTAAGTAAATTATTCACACTAGGATTTCTATCTGTTTCTAATCCCATTATATCTTCAAGTATTCTTCCTATAGTCTGTCCATATGAATTTCCAAACTCATCTCCCGTTTTAACTTTTACAATTCCATTTTCATTTTTTTCCAATAAAATTATATTCTCTTTTTCCACACTTCCTAAAATATGTGGCGAATGAGTTGCCAAAATAATCTGATTATTTCTCCCAATTTTTCTATAAACATCAACAATTTTTTGCTGCCATTTCGGATGTAACGACAATTCAGGCTCATCAATCATAATTATGGAATTTTCAGGCTCCAGCATTTTTATTGCCAAAGTCCGTAAAAACAACTGCTTTTCTCCTGAAGAAAGTTCATTTATCCCAAATTTTTTTCCACTAGAATCTGTAAAAATCGGCATACTATTCTCATCTTTTGATATTTCTGAAAGTTTCACATCCAACTCTAAGATTTCAAAAATCCCATTAATTTCCGCAAAAACTTTTTTTCTGACTTGTCCCATTGTCAAATCTTCCTCTTCATTCGCAACTTTTGAAATCCGAGTCGCAATATAGGATGGAATATCCTTAATTTCGTATGAATCTACAATGTTAATAAAACTATATTCTTTTTTTAAGTTTGTTTGAGCTTTTTTAATTTTTTCAAAATTAATCTCAGTTGGAACATAAATTATTTTGGGAAATATTTTTAATTTTTCAAAACTTCTGCTTATTATTTTTGAATTATAATTTCGATTTTCTGTTTTATTGTGTCTGTAATCATAGTTATAAAATTTTATATTTCTCAAGCAATCTGTAAATTCAATATCCTTTTGTGCTTCTTTTTCAACTTCTGTCAATCCTTCACTATGCGTAAGACTTTCCAAAACTTCTCTTTCATTCTCTTCATAAAATAATTCCACATTAACAGCTTTGCTTCTAAACATTTCAAACCAATAACGAATACTTTCCAAAACTCTAGTTTTTCCACTCCCATTAATCCCAGCTAGAACTATCAAATTCAAAACTTTTCTTTCTGACTCAAAATTTATATCTAATTTTTCAAGTCCGTTATATTCTTCTATGTGAAGATTTTTTATTTTCATTTGTGATCGCTCCTTTCTTTTATCCACTTATAATCATTTGTAAAAGTCTAAAAATTTCAGCAAATACAGTATTTTTTTTATATATAATTTCTTGTTTTTCTCCACTTATCCACATTTTTTGTCAATTCAATTTAATAATAATTATAACAAAATAAAATAATAGGGAAGATCTTATAAGTCATAAGAATTCCCCATTTAAAATACTAATAAATATATTTCATAATCTCACCGACTATATCGCTTGTCATCTCATCTAACACATATTTTTTACAGTTTTCCATTCCTCCTTAGGTTTATTTGCCTTTTCATCAAAAATATTTCCGCCAGCAATGATTTTTACTTTGTTAGTTGAAAAATTAATGCTAAGTTTCTCTTGGTCGCCAGAATTTCTCATAAATGAATTATTGTCAAATCCGATAAGTTCAAGCTTTTGGTTTTGAAATCTAAAAGTGTAGGTATTTTGTGTTACAGACCAGCTTCCTGCACTCAAAAAATAATTAAATTTAATTTTTAAAATATCATTTTTTATGCTAATGCTGTCTAAAGTATCCATAAGAGCTGGACTTTCCTTATTTCCTTCGCTTTTGATAAAACCTTTGTCATTCTTGCCTGCCAAAATATAGCTTCCATTTTTTTGCTTGAATAAAACCAAAAGTATTCTTGGATTCAAGTTTAAATATTCAGAGCCAAGATTCTCGTTTTTTACAATATTTGCCTTATCAGTTTTTTCGATAATGATGGCAACATCTTCAAGCTTATCATTATTTAAATCTCCTTTAGCCGAAAGAACAGTTTTCCAGCCTTTTGGAACGAATCCATTTATATTTTTTGCCTTTTCTGGAAAGTTTTCCCCAAAAGAAAAAATTGAGAAAATTAAAAACAATGATAAAATAAACAATAATTTCCTCTTCATAAATAACATTCCTTTCTTTTTTATTCTAACTATTTGTAAAAGTCTAAAAATTCTGATAAATACAGTATTCTAAAATTTTTAATTTTTTTCTTTTTTCTGCTCTCTAACAAGGGGACTTGATCCCTTATGATATTAGTTAGGTTACTTTTACAATTGCCTATCTTCTATTCTAAAATTTTTTTCAAAGCCTCAATAACTCTGTCGTTACTCCTTCTATCCTTAATTGCCAGCCTAAAAAATCTTTCATCCAAAAATTTAAAATTGGATGCATCCCTTATTAAAATACCTTCTTCCATCATTTTTTCCCGCAACTTTTTCACATTCAGCCCTTTAGAAAACAATTCATCTTTTATTTTTACACAAATAAAGTTTACTTCTGTTTTATAAGGCTTTATTCCTGAAATTTCATCCAGTTTTTCATACATATATTTTTTTTCTTCTGTTATCCAGCTTAATGTCTCTTCGATATATTCTGTATCATCAAGCACCGTTATTCCAGCCATTTCAGCGACATTGTTCACGCTCCATGGCTCTTTTTTTTCAGCGATTTTTTTTCCCAAACTTTTGTCAAAATAAATTCCATATCCCAATCGCAGGCCAGGAATTGCAAAAAATTTTGTAAATGCACGAGTTACAAACAAATTTTTCTTATTTTCCCCACTGTTTACAACACTTTCCTTTAGTCCATCCTCTAAAAATTCAATAAATGCCTCGTCGATAAATAACTTCGTATCATATTTATTGCATCCTCTCAAAATTTCCTCTGTTTCAGACATTTTCAAAAATTTTCCAGTCGGATTATTTGGATTGCAAATTATTACCAAATCATATTTTTTCTCAAGTTCCTTTTTTAATTTCCCAATATTAAGATTAAACTCATCTTTTTCTTCTAATTCAAAATATTCAATTTCAATTTTCTGACTTTCAGAATTTTTACATGCTCTTACTGCCCTTTCATATTCTCCAAAAGTAGGCGACACAATCAGCACTTTTTCAGGCTTTATCACTTTTATGAACAAAAATATAGCTTCTGTTGCACCATTTCCCAGCACAATATTTTCCAGCTCAACTTTATTCAGATGAGCCAATTTTTCACGTAATTCCACATAATCAGGGTCAGGATACCTCTCAAGAATCCCAATATTTTCAATAATCTTCTGCTTTAGGCTCTCAGGCACTCCGTAAGGATTAATATTTGAACTGTAATCCAGTATTTCTTTTATATTTTTTTCCCTAAATATTTTATAAATATTTCCACCATGAAAATCCATTTTTCCCTCCTTTTCAAGAAAATCATTTTTATACAATCTCTCACTTCATTTTACCTTACAAATCTTTTAAAATCAAACATATATTTGAATATTTATAAATATTCATTATTTAAGCAGAAATAGTACTGTGCAACGCTCAAAATTAAATTATGCAAAAAAAAAAAAAAATACACAAAAAACAAACGTGATTTAAATCACAATCTTTAGAATATAAGGTATAATAGCAACAAATAAAATAAACTAAATTAAAGGAGTTGAAAGTCTATGAAAGTAGTATTTAAAATTTTGGCTTTAATTTTGCTGGGATTAACAATAACAGGCTGTGAATTGCTGGATCCAAGAGAATGGCAAAGACTTAAAAGAGAAGATGATATGACAGGTAGAGAGTATGACAGGTACACTAGAAAAACCACAAATTCAAGACCACATTGCCTTGTAGATGAAAATGGACATATGAAAGAATGTCGGAAAACCCCTTATGAAAATAAAAGATTTACAGGTTGTAGCGGCTCAGAGATAGATATAAGAGGAAGAATCTGTACAATACATTATGTTTGTTTTTGTCAATTGCAATAAATACAACACTTCCATTAGTCGCTTGTGTATTACGTGTATATTACACAAGCGATTTTTAACAATCTGTGAGATGTTTTGCTTTTATTTATTACAATTATTTCAAAAACTCAACGGAGCAAAAAATGAAAGAAATAAAAATCAAAAATTTATATGAAAAAGATATTGAGAATTTAAGAAAAGTTAAAATTTTAGAACTTAAAGAAATGAAAATTCAGGATCTTAAAGTTCTGAAAGTAAAAATCGAAATTGATAGCAAAGAAAAAGAATAAGAGAATTGTATAATTCTTTACAAACAAAAAAGAGCAGATTTTTAGTCTGCCCTTTATTTTTTATTTATTTTTAATATTCTGAACTTTCTTGGTACACTACATCTGCAATATACGTATCAGCTTCATCATAAACTCTTCCGCAGTTGTCAACTCTCAATTCGATGTCTTTATCCCAAGCTTCTTCACACGCTTTTTTGTCTTCTTCTGATTTGTATTCTTTCACATTCCAATAATTTAATTTTTTCATCATTTTATTTCCTCCAAGTTTTTTTATTTTCCTTGTCTTTTTAGCGATTATTTGGTATAATCTTTTTAGAGAGAGTTACCGACAAGGTGATAACTCTCCAAAATATTTGATTTTTAGCTCTATTATTTATTTAGTAGAGCTTTTATTTTTTCTTCTGCTTCTTTTAAATCTTTGCAAGATTTTACTATTTCCAGTATTTTTCTTGTCTGATTTTCTTCAGCTAGAAGTCTTAACATTTCAGCTTGTGTCATCTTTTTCATTTTTATCTCCTTTCTGTTCCTTGTCTTTAACGATCTCCCCCCCCTTTCTGATATAATTATACCGCATTATTTGTAAAAAGTCAACACCTTTTTACAAAATATTTTTATTTTTTCAAATAAATTTCTAGTATATTTTTTATCAGCCTGTTTCTTGTTATTTCCTGATTTTTCGCCCTTTCTGTGAGTTCAGCCCACATCCACGCAGGCAAAGCTACAGAGATTTTTTTGCTTTCAAATCCAGGCTTTGTTTTTCTCCCAACATTCCAAGCGGGAGTTTGTCCTTTTTTGACTCCCCTTGCTTTCACTTCCTTCATATTTCCCCTTTCTGAGATGGTAAAAAATGCTCTACTTTTGATATTTAACAAAAACATCTTCCCAGATTTTTTCATTTTCAAAACCAAAAGTTGTTCCTAGATCTATCAAAATCCAGCTTCTTCTTTCGTTTGCTAAGAAGAATTTAACAACTTTAGCAGCTGCTTGTCTTTTTATTTTTAAAATTCTTGATACTGTACAGCTTTTTTCTCTTATCAATTCATCAGCAACTTCTTTTTGAATCGATTTAGCCCATTTTTTTTGTTTTTCAGAACCTTCTAGTTCTGCAAAAACAACATCTTTCTTCTCGAAAGATTTAAAATAGTCCCACGCATATCTTAAACAATCCCCGAAAATCACTTTTTTTCCGCTTTTTACCAAACTTCTGAATCTTTTCCATGCTTTTATAAAAACTTCTCTTTTGCTTAGCATTTTTACCATCTCCTAATCTCTTATCTTCTACATTATTAATATACCATACATTTTATAAAAAGTCAACACCTTTTTACAAAATATTTTAAAATTTTTACAAAAAAAGGCAGATATTTAAATCTGCCTTCGATGCACATCTAAAATTTTAATTCAGTAAATCATCTACTTTTTCCATCATTCTTGCTTCAAAGTGATCGAAATGAGTTTCAACGCTTCTCTTAGCGACATCGTATAAAACTTTGTCACTTCTTCCTTCTTCTTTTAAATCTTCCAGAAGTTTTGTTATTAAATTCTCCGTGCTCGCCATCTCTTCGTCTAGTTCTAGCATTAAACTTTTTAAAAAAACCTTATCTGTCACATTTTTTAGGCTCACAAAAAAACTATGCTTTTCCTCCTGAACTATTATATTTATTTCCCTCTTAATAATATTCCAATTTAGTTCAAGATTATTTTCAACGATGTATCTAATAATTGATGTCTGCAAATTATTTCTCAAATTTCTGATTTTCGCATCTAATGTCACTTCAAGCGCTTTCCCCCTCAAAGTGTCACTATTTAACTGTTCCTCCAGCTTTGCTAGTACACTGATTACTCTTTCCTGCTGTGCAAATAATTTGCTTTGTTGTCTGATGAAAACACCGCAAATCACAACAGCTATTCCCAAGTCTGTGATGTCTTTTAATATATTTCCGCTCAATTTTTATGCCTCTTTATAATATATTTTTTTTGTCATTCTTTTTCTCAAAGTCAAATATCTGTTGTATAAACTCAGACGGAATCAGTTTAGTTTTCAATTCTCTAATACAATCCAGGATTGCATCTTCTCCAACTTCTTCAATAAAATTTGGAATCCACTTTCTATCAATTTCTTTTTCTTTTAAAATGTAACTTTCTAATTTTTCCCAAAAGTCTTTTGCTATAACATCAAATTTTTCTGCTCCTGTTTTTGCTTTGTTAATAATCTCGTTTTTGTAAATTTTTGCTACAACCATCTCTGTTGCCTTGTTAATTATCCAAATTTTTACCATTTTATTCATTTTTATCACTCCTATTTTGTTATTTTTCTTAATATCAATTCTAAGCCACCTGGCAAGCCCTACAATTAATTTTGCCTTGCCAAGCGACCAATTTATCCAAAAACTTTTTTAACGTTCTCATACGGCTTGTAACGAAGTCTTTTTTAACTACTTAAGTTCAAAATGTGGCGTATCGTGCATTTTCCAATTTCCGCCCCATTCGACATTAATTTTTTTACTTTTTGCTACCGTCAAAATATGATCTGCTATTAATTTTAATTTTTTATCATCATATCCTTCTTCTGATGTAAATTTTCTATACACGCCATTTTCGATAACTCCGCAAGGGAATATGTCAACTGCATGTCCGTATCCATCAGATTTTAATTGATGATTAGATTTAAATGTTTTTCCGTCACAATTAGTTACTTTTTTTAATTTTTTTCCTTTTTTATCATATAAAACAGTTCTTCCTTGTTGATATAAAGCAAACTGTTCCTCTGTTGTTCTAGCACCGTCTGTGATTCTAAAATCAAACGGACTATTTACAATTGCAGCTTTCATAACTTCAACTAATTTTGGATGTACTTTTTTCATTTTATCCAAACTTTCTTGGCTGAAAGAATACGTTTTATTCTCTGTTGCTGTATTTTCCTTGTCCCAATCTTTCAGGTATTCCTCCTTTTTCTGAACTCTATTTAGCCAGCCTGCTAAAAAATTTTCTTGTGTTTTATCATCAGCAACTTTGCTTCTGTAATAAATTCTTTGCAAGTTATGATAAACTTCTAAAAATTTACCAGGATCTACTGTACTCAACGCTTCTAATGTTTTATTTCCAATTATTCCGTCTATGTCTAAGTTTGCATTTGTAAGCTGATTTATAGCAATCTGTGCGTTTTTGATTCCGTTTTTGCCACTATTCACAGCCCAGTCGCATATAGATAGTGCTACTTTATCATTTGCAACTTTATCTAGCTTGTTTCCTAAATAATATTTTTTTAGATATATATTTTTTGCAAAATCCATTGTTAAATCTTGCATATCTCCCTTATATCCAAATTCTCTTGCTTCTTCTTCAATTATTCCATATTTTGTTTTTCCACCCTTGTCGTGCTTGTCATTAGAATATCCTCCTTCTACCATTAATAAATAGTCAAATATTCTTTCAAATCTGTCCATTTAAATCACTTCCCTTTTTTAATTTTGAAAAAAATCTTTTACATCAAGTTCTAACATCTGATCAATAGTATATCTACTGATTCCAATAACTGCCATTTGTTCTGCTACATCTGCAATTTCAATAATATCTTGTATTTTTTTAGCTAAATCTTTTAATTCAGTTCTATTTAACTCAATAAACTCAACTAAACCCTTGTCATTTAAAACTTTTACTTTTTCAATCTTATCTTGTTCTAACAATGACATCAATGAAAATTTTAATGCTAATCTATTTCTATTTTCTTCATTGTTCTCGAAAGTGTATTTTTTACCAGCTTTTTCAATTTCAAGTGCTTGATTTAAAAAGTTTAATTTAGTTTCAACTAAATCTTTTGACGCTTTTGTTCTTAATTCTTTTAACTTTTTATTTAGCAAATTGTTATCAACTTTCCAAGCGTGAGAATCTTTATCCCACACACTCCAATCATTTGGTTTTGCAATCGTAACAATTGTTTCATTGACCTCATCCAAATAACTTCCGTCTGATAGAGTTGTTTTACCAGCTTTTATTTTTTCAACTTCAGTCATTTCTCTCAACTCTCCAGTTTTTGAATCAACAGTTGGATTATTTAATAACACTCCGGAAAATTTCATTGTTTCTTCGTTCCAATCAGGATAAAACAGATTTGGATTTTCCTTAAATTCCTCTGCTGTTGTAACTGTCGGTCGTGCTATACACTCCAACGAATTTGTTTCATAAATGTAAACTATTGTCATTTTTATCGCTCCTTTTCTTTTGTTTTTTATCATTTCATATGCAAGCATAAAACGAAATTATCTCAAAGCCTTTAAAAATCAATATTCATATTTAAAATTTTCGTGCAAATTCATAAATTTCTCTACTTTTTATTGTTAAAATCCCGCTTTTTTACGAATTTCTAACAGTTTTGTTCTTCTATCTCTAGCAGTTGTTTTCTTAACATAATGCTTTTTAGTTACATCTGTTCCGCTGTGATTAGCAAATTCACTAGCCAGGTCAATCCCAGCCGTTTTTGCAATCAAGTTTATTGATGTTTTTCTTAAACTATGCGGATACAGATTTTCTATTCCCACAAGTTTTCCAATCTTTTTCACTCTGTCTCTTATTGTTGACTTACTCATTTGCTTAAATACTCCGTTGTATTTAGTTACCAACAAGTATTCAATATTGTCATTTCTACATCTCAACCACTCCCTTATCAAATCTGTTGTTTCTTTAAATATCGCAAACTCCACAATCTTCTGTTCCTTTTCAACTATTCCAAATATTAGTCCGCTCTCTAAGTCAATATTATTAATCTTAATTGACTGTAATGCCGAAATCCTACAAGCCGTATCAATAATCAAGTTGAATATAATTCTGTCTTGCAAATCGTACCGTTTGCCCATTTCCATTTTTATGTTAATTCCAATAATTTCCTTGTTTGTGAGATAATAGTTATTTCTCCGTTTTTCTACATCTGTAACCTTTAATCTGTCCAATTTATCCCTAAACGGATGTGTTGCTATTAAATCACGTTTAACTGCCCAAATGTAAAAACTTGATATAGCTGTGATTTTGTTGTTTATAGTTCTAGCATTATTACCTTTTGTTTCCCTGCAATAACGGATATATCGTTCCAAAACACTTACAATAATTTTCAAAGTATCTTTACTAAGCAAGTAACGATTATTTTCATACTTTTTAATATACTCAACAAACTGTTTCATATTATTGTAATATGTCCTGTAAGTTGTGTTTTTGGTCGCCTCATTTTTCGCTATACAGCTGTTTAGATACTTGGAAAATTTGTCTAAAGTTGAAACAGGAAATTTTGAGCAAAACGAAATACAAGGATTTACTTCTGTTTCTTTATACAAAAAAGCTGGAATAGTTTATTTGTCTATAGACGACAACCAAAAATTAAACAACAAAAAGAACGGAGATGTAATATTAACCCTCCCAGTTGGTTTCCACCCTCGAAGTCGTGTGATTTTTTCAGCTAACACAAGCTCGAATCAGGCATGTGTCTTTAGTGTTGATACACAAGGGCGAATCATTCTTATGTCATCTTTTAAATTGCAAGGATATTTATATTTCAACATATCTTTCTTAATGTGATTTACACATTTTGGAAAATTGACTTTCAAACAGAACAATACAAAAAATGGATCTTATTTATTTACAGTTGCGTATATTTGTAAATAACTAAAGTGGAAAATTTAATCAAAATTAAAAGCTACACTGTAACAACTTTAGATCATATAGATATAAATTCTGGAACATTGGTTATTGCGGAAAAAAGAATAGATAATTTTAAAAATAAAATTGGAATTCCGTTAAACTCTACTATAGTATCTGTAAGTGCTGCACAAAGTGCTGGATACTGTGAGTACTGCACATATGATTACGGATCAGACACAGCTCATATTGGGCACATTATCCCCAAAAATAATCCAAGACTAGCCGTTATAAATGTTGCGTATATTTAAATGCTGTGTTGTTTAAAAACCAATTGCTTGCCAAAAAAATCCGCCTTTGTCTCCACCACCACCACGTTGTCTCATAACTTGCAGAGTAAAGCCATTTTTGCTCAAAGAAGATGAGTTTAAAATTGCTTCCAAACTTTCATCTGAGTAATTGTAATTTCCGGAAATTTGTACATTTAAACATCTTTGTCTAAACGTTTTTGAGAAGTTGATATTTTTATCAAGAGTTGCCCCAGGAGTACTCGAAAGTCCTTCAAAATAGTTTTCTCCCCACTGAATTATTAGACCGTCTGGAAATTCAATATAATTATTTCCCATTTTGTGTAAATTTTCCAGTTATTTTGTTTTCCCAATGGCAAGGACTTCTACCCAAATTTTTTGATTGTTAAAAATCTTGACACCTCGTGTCGTTGGTGTATCAAAATAACTCTGAAAATTTCCAATAGCACCATTGACTGGCGAAATTTGAACAGTCGGAATTTCCGAAAAGTCGATAGGAAATTTACAAAACTGACCTCCGACATCTACAAGATAGTGTTGCCACATCAATGTGAATCCGTTTGGGAATGTAATCCAACTTTTTCCAAATTCAAACAAATTTTCCA